AGTGCTTATTCCATCCCATGTTACAACTTTAGTAATAACTCCATAAGTACTTATATTGGCTGCATCTATATAATCCTTACCATCATTAACACTTGCTATGGTTAGCCTATCGTCAAGACCTTGTACGGTCTGAGTATCAAGCGTTTCACCAAGCGGAATTATTCTCGTGCATAAGTCTAGTGTATCAAGATTTGAATTATAATCAAGTAGATTCACTCCAAGTTTTATAGGCTGACCACTCGCATCTGTAGATTCTGCAAGATAATCAATATAATTTGTACCATTTTCTCGTCTTACCCTTATATATCCACCATAATTACCGATTAAATCTTCATTAATTTCTGTCATTGTGCTTTGATAATTTGTATATCGGTACATCCTAGTTGTATCAGATACGGTTACTGTACCAACTGTAAATTGCTTGTACTCGTCTACCTGGGAATTATGGATTTCAATTAGTTTCGTCAAGTATCTTTCAGGGAAATAATTAACATATCGTGCAGGTCGCTGAATACTATCATTCAAATACGTCAATTCGCCCTCGCACTCTACTGATTTATTTTTGAAAAAATCAATAGACACATTTGTTACAATCCCTCTAAATGTTAATTCACCATCTTCATACACTTCTATAATGCTTTCACGTTGTTTTATCACATCATACTTTCCATGTGTAGCAGGTATTGTAAATTTGAATGTACCACAAGTATTTGCCTGCTCTGTGATTACTGGATTAACGACTCCAGTGCCATCTATTTTTGAGTTACAAATAACTTCACCATCACATAAGATCTTAAACACCTATAGTACACCTCCTCTATAATCAATCGTTACTTTACCTGAACCTGTAAAGGTTAGCGTATTTTCGCCTTCTGCAAGCAAGATGTCAAACATCATATTATTGCCAGCTACTATTGAATAATCATCTCCATCATAGGTAAGGCTCATAGCGGCAGTTGATGTAATAGTTAACAATCCAAAACTCCTATCATAGCCATATACGACCACATCGGTTTCGCCGTCAATTTCTACATCAATTAATTCATTTATTATACCTGTCTCAAAATTAAAGATATCCCATATCCATCTATCAGCGGTACCTACTACTCGATATTTAAAAGGCTGACAATCTGCGGTAATTACCAACTTACCGACACCTCTTTGGATATATTTAATGTCTGACACAAGTACTCTACCATAATAGAAATATTCCACATCATCATCAAATACTATCCTTACATTCTGACCATGGATTCTTGCTGCAATGTCAGACTTTATTTGATGCCAGTCAAGATAATCAGCGAAAACGTAAAATTCCATTGAAATTGGCTTTTTATCATATGCAACCTTACCCGACACAGCTTCTGAGTAGTCAATAAATCCATCAGCATATGGGATATCAACCTTCTGCTCTTTAACTTCTGGTAAAGGCAAAGATCTAGTAATAAATATTAAATTCCAATCATCATGACTTGCAATATCGTTAAAATATACATTCTTTATCATGCAATCACACCTCTCATCGCCATACTCTGCCTTCTACCAAGTGAATTGTCCATCTGTTCGGATATTCCTCCAACTAACGCACCGCTATCTAATACTATCTGCTGACTTGCAATCGTATTTTTCAAATCTTCTATCGCCCTTATAATTTCCGCATTCCCTGATGCTCTCGTTTCGGTTGGAGCTACTCCTGTTATACCGCTATTGATTATATCACCTGTTGATATCATAGCATTTTTCAATTTGCTTTGCCCATCGTTTATACCTTTAACAAACAAATCAATCATATCAGGTGCATACGTGTGGAAGTTCGATAAAGGACCTTCTTCTGGTTCAGAGAAACCGATATGACTCTTAATCGTTTTACCGATTCCCTTTACTCCGTCCTTTACCTTATTCATACCGCCCTTTATACCATCAACAAAATTGTCTATCAAGTCTGAACCCCATTCCAAGGCATCGTTTACAAAGTCGCCCAAACCATCTTTAATAGTGTCTATGATATCTTTTCCAAGTTGCTCTATGTCTGGGAATTTTTCTTCGATTGCGTCCTTGATATATTCTGGCAATTTAATCGCTTGTTTAATTAATTCTGGAATATTATCAATTAAGCCCTGCCCCAATGTGGCAAGTAAAACAAGTGCTGCTTCAAATAATTGCATTTTTGCATCAATTAAAGCCGTCACGAGCTTTGCTATTATTTCCGGGGCACGTTCAATCAAGATTGGCAATGCGTTAATAATACCTACTGTTAATGCAATAATTAACTCCACGCTTGCATCAATAAGTAAATCCAAATTATCGAGCAAAGTTTCGACAATCGTTAAAATAACGTCAACTATCACAGGTATTAATTCTGGTAGTGCATCCGTTAATCCCTGTGCTAGTGTAGTAATAGCCTCAATAGCAACCGTCACCAATTCAGGTAATATATCAACAATTGCAGTAATTATTGTGTTCAACATTCCTGGTAAATATCCAAGTAATACATTTAAAATATCAGGAAGTGCTGCAATCAAGCCCTGTAAAAGTGTCATTGTAGCTGTGATTACTGATGGCAACACTTCATCAACAAGTGTAGGTAATATCTCATTGATCATTGGTGCTATATTTGAAATCAATGTACCTATTCCAGATAAAGAAGTTTCTATAGTGGGAAGTAAATTATCAAGAAATCCATTTACATGTTTTCCTGTTTCATCGGTATATCCAACGATAGCATCCATTAAATTGTTAATAGATTCATCAAGACCTTCACCACTACCAATGCTTGTAAGTAAATTCTCCCATGCACCCTGTAATGTTTTAAAAGATCCTTCAATAGTAGTCGATGATTCTCTTGCTGTCGTTCCTGCTATGTTCTGCTTCTTTTGTATCAAGTCAATCGCTGTCACTATATCTGCAAAGCTATCTATAGATAAGTCAGATGCTTGCCCAATAGATGCGGCGTACTCGTTTGCATCAGCAATCAACCGCTCCATCTCTGTCTTTGTACCTAATTTGTACCCTCGTTTTCACGATATTTAAAAGGGTTTAGACTATCTCTTTATCAGAATCTGCTTCTGATAGTAGGCACTTCGAGTATCGTATTAATAGATACCCTACGAGCATTGCTCTAGTCGTTACACCTTCCCCATTTGGGGCTTGGCACGGGATTGTCATAGGCTTATGCCCTTAGAGTTTCCCCGTTAGCACATACAATTGTATGCACACCCGTTTATAGAACGGTTCACCTACTTTTACTACGGCAGTACAAGTTTACCGTAACCAAGCTTCAAGTTATCTAACCAATTTACACCCTCGGTTTCCCGATATTTATTAGGGGATTAGACTATATCTTTTACTAATTCAAACATCCAACCTTTTTTGTGACCCTTTTTGTAAACTCTGCCATATTCTATCTGTGATTTGTGACATTGGAAATATCTTGCACAATCATCTCTTGAATCAAAGATAATAGTTTCCACTCCATTAGTGGCTCTTATCTTTTTCTTTCTGTTTTCTACCCTATTTTTGTAACCATAACCCAGAGAATTTTCAGATGCTGTAACCCATCTTAAATTTTCAACTCTATTGTCGGTTTTATCTCCGTTTATATGGTCTACTTGCGGTAGATTATCAGGATTTTCTATAAAAGCATTTGCAACCAACCTGTGAATATATAAAGGACTTGTTTTTCTACCTAGCATTACTGTTTTATATCCGCAAGTATGCGTATATTGCTTTAATATTCTTCCTGTTTTGTTGTTTCTGATATCTCCGTTTTCGTTTACCGAATAATTCGGTCTTTCTTCGATTGTTTTCCACATAAGCAAACTCCTTTCTATATGTCTATTATAGCAAGTTTTGTTTGCTTATGCAATTTAAATTAGCAAGGATGCACTTCCAATATCATACCAATAGATATTGTACTCGGTGACGAACCGATAGTCGTTTGACCTTTCCTTTCGGACTTGGCACAGGATAATCATACCTTTGTGGCTTTAGACTTCCCCTGTTAGCAATACACTCTCAATAGCCATTTCCTACTATATTTGTGTATCACACCTCTGGTAGAGTTCACATCCACTCGTTTACATAATCGCTTATGCAACGGACATTAGTTTTATCGTATAATTTTGCTTTGAAAACCCTTTAAATGCATTAGATATACTCTCAAAATCACTACCGAAGGTGTTAAAGTTATCCGACATAGCAACCATGGCTTTATCAGTCATTTCTGCTGCCGCCACTGTATCACCACCAAGTGAATTGATAAGGCTTGCAGAGAATTGCGTAGCTGTTTCCATGTACTCATTGGCACTCATTCCTGCTGTCCTATATGCATTTTTAGAATTTTTCAAAACAAGGTCTTGGGCTTCTTGTAGCTTCTCCCAGTCAGCTTTTACCTCGTCTGTTGTTTTGCCCTGATTTTCTGCATACTCCTCAAGGCTCATTCCCATATTTCCATAAAGCTTCTGCACACCACCAACTAACTGTTGATATTCTCCATAGCTACTTACAGATTGCTTAGTAATGACCGCTATTCCACTTGCCGCTGCCGCCGCCGCACCTGCTACTACCTTAGCGCCCATCTTGGCAGCCTTTGCAAGACCTGAGCCAAAACCACTGCCCTGTTTTTCCGCATTGTTTAAGCCCTCATCATATGCTTTTTTGTCTAACCCTAGCTTGGCCATTAACTCAAATGCAACTATACTCATTTTAGCCTCCTCATCTTTTCTTTAAGACCAGCTATTATATCCTCTGGTGTTCTATCATCTTCCTTTTGTGGGAAATACAAGTCTCTCAAGTGCATCCGTAATTGTGTGCCACCCGTCATTTGTACCACATTATTATTGAGATAGAATAACTCATCAGAAATAAAAATGCGATACGTCATGTCACGCATTTCGTTGTTATGACGTGCTAAAACGTATCGCATAAAAGGTCTTAATTCTCTTCGACCTCGGTATTCTCCGTAGCAAGTCCAGAAGAGGTCTTGCCCTTGCTCTGTACTTGCGATTGAAAAACCGATACTAAATCTTCATCATTTAGTAGTTCTAACAATTTCTTCGGTAGGCTCAAGATTGTCACTTCCTTGGCATATTCCTTTGGGTCTTTTCTCTCCAGGATTGCCAAAATCTCAATCAATTCTGATTTGTGATTCTTAATAATGTACTTTACAAGATTTAACTTTGGCTGGCTCTGATAAATCTTTTGGATTTCATCATCTGTAAGCATCATAGCCACTGGCTCAATCAAGTCTGCTAATACATCAAGTGCTTCTTCGCCTTTAATCTCCGATAATTTCATCGCCTACCTCCTAATTTACTAATTCATAATATGTCTTTGTCGAATCAACCTCTGTGTCTGTTGTTAGCGTGTAAACACCAGCAACCTTTTCATACCAACCCTCTTCACTAGGATTCTCTGTACCAACAGGTGTAACCTCTTGATATGTCTCTTCTTCTGCATCAATCGAATAGAATACCATAGGTACTTCATTCTGATTCTGTAATGACTGATGACCAGTAATCTCAAGTGCTAATGTACCCTTGCCATTCTTGGTTGTCTGAATAGCAAAACCACCTGTAGATAAGGCATTCTTAATCTGAATAGCAATAAAACCACCATTAGCCTTATCACCTACCCACCATAAGTCCTTCTTAAAATCTGTCTGCTTTAAGTCCATTCTAGGAACAATCTTTGTTCCATTCACGATGTCTGCCGCACCTAACTGCATCTGAATTAACTCTGGAGTTGTGCCAAGTGCAGTAGTTGTTATCTTAACTTCCCAACCATCTAAATGCTTGCCCTCCATTACATTCGTAGGGGCATTATCTACATCCTCAAACATGTCTGAGTATGTAGGTACGCATGTTGGATTTACACCACCAGTAGTTGCACATAAGATGTCAGCATCGGTGAATCCCAACTGACCTGCTGCCGCCGCTTCAATATTGAATTGTGTTAAAATTACACCAGCATCCAGCTGCAATCCATCGAATGTATTCTCTGGCATAACTGCGTATCTTCCCATTTGTTTTTTCCTCCTAATTTTCTGTTAAAAATTCAGCCATTATTTGCAAATAATAGGCTCTTACCATATCATCGGGTGATTGTATGCGTTGAGAAAAAGTTGAACCTCTTCGTAACCACGCATACCCATTGTCAATCTTGATTAGCTTTCCGCCAAGCCCCACATCAGCAGCAATCTCTTCCACCTTTTCGGTGATGTCTTTCCAACTTGTAGACCTGTACCATATGGTAGCAGTTAGACCTATTGTGTCATCCATGCTACCAGTTGCAACTGAATATGTTATATATGGCATTACTGCTTTGTTTGGCACTGTTGCCTCATCATATGCTGGTATACCATAACCTGACCAAAAACTATGTATAGCTTGCTCTTTATTCATTTACTGGCAACTTCCACTCCTCTGCTGATACTTGTCTCATATTAAGGGTAGCACTCTTTGGCGTATGCTTATCTGTGCCATCGCTTGTCACTCTGAATATCTTACCATCAGATAGTCGTTTAATTACCTTGTGATAAGTCAAAACTAAATCCTTGGATGTGGTAATGGTGTATAAGGCTGTAACACCTTGTTTCTCACCAATACGGGCTTGCATACTTGTATTTAATTCAATCGTTGCCTTAAATGTAGCACCCTCTGGCCACTCTGTAACATATCCACCATAACCATCGTCAACTATGGTCTCATTAAGAATGACACAATCGTACATATAATCATCTAATAGCGACATCGTATTTTCCTCCATTGATTTAGTCGTGTAGCATATTGGCTTTGCCAAGTAACTCCACCCTCTACTGATCCACTCGACTTCTTGCTATAAGAATACCCACCGAAACTCTCTGATTGGAATGGACTGTTTAATATATCACTATTTTTCTCCATCCAGGATGCAATTTCGGTGGATAAATCTACAACTTCTTTGGGCACAGCCATAGGCCATACTGAACCATTGCTAAATGATTCATCTTGTAGCCCCTCGGCTGGGTATTGATAGACCCCATCATTAAAGATAGAACCTACAATTCTGAAATATTGACCATCTTGCAAGTCGCCATTTTCAACTAATTGCGACAAATCAATAGCCCCATTTCTAATGTCAAATGTGCCAAAATATTTACTTGTTTCAAAATAGTTGTTTAGCTCATTACAAATTAAATCTAACATTTACTTATTACCCTTTTTTTCTCTGCTGCTTTACTTCCTTGATAAGTGGTACACCCTGCTTATTGTCAGAACCACTTAACTCTGCGATTCTCTCTTCACTAGGGTTTAAGCCCTTACGTGGGTAAGTATCACCCACGTTATAGGCATAATTTTCATCTTGCAAGTCAGTAAAGTATTTAACTACTTTCCACATATCTCTTATGCTCCTGTGTTCTCTCCACCCTGGTTTGTTCCGCCAACTGTGATTACAGCTACACCATCCAGGTATTCAGCCCAAAGTGTCATTCCCATAAGGGCGAATGACTCACCAACAGCTGTTGAATAATTACCGTTAGCATGGAATCCAATAAGGTTTGTCTCTCCCTCAACTGTGTAGTTCAATCCAAGTTTAGCAAAGTCTGAATCGCCTGGATCAACATAGTAAAGGTCGATGTTCTCAACTGGTGTTGCAATAACCTTACCTGCTGGAATTTTGCTTGATAAAAACATCTTCTTTGCACCAAGGAAATTCTCGATGTAGTCCATACCAAACTGATTCTGTACTGTAAGGTCGGCTGCTCCAAGATACTGATAAGCATCAAGTGTGTTAACGAATACAGCGATATCTGTGATATCCTTATCCATTGTCTCAAACTTATTCTTAATCTTACCAATAGCCATTGCAATAGCCATCTGGAATGTAGCCTCTGTACCAGTCAATCTACCAGTCTGTAAGAATGTGTAAAAACGATTCATTACATTGTTCTGCAACTGTGTAAGGAAAGCATCATCTGTCTTTTCAACAGCGATTGCTGCGCCATACTTGTTAACTGACTCAATTGAAACTGCCTTTGCATACTTCTCAATTGTAAGATCCTCTTTGTAAGCCTCTGTAACTTCTGCCTTTGAGTAAGGGATAACAGCTCCTTCTGCAACGTCTCCATCTTCCAATGTAACAGATGCCTCATAAGACCTAAGTGTTGTTCCAGGTGTTTTCTTGATTGGCTTTACAATGCCAAGAATGTCCTGCAATGCTTTCCAATTTCTACCGAATCTTGTTACAAAATCGACTTCACGTGCTGTAACTGTGATGTCCTCAACTTTTGTTACTCCTGCCATGTTTCTTTTTCCTCCTAAATACCGAATAATTCATGGTTTTCGATAATGGCCGCCTGTCTTTCTGCTGAATCCTTGATTGCCATTATCTCTTCCTTTGTCTTTGTTCCACCGCCAGTATTTGATGGTGGATTCTTTGTGTTCGCACCCTTTGTGTTTGTAGTTGAAATAAAATCACTCCACTCTGACTTGATACTTTCCTTAACCTTGTCAGCATCCTTGACCTTGTTCTCATCATCAAACTCAATTTTGGATAAGTCTGTTAGTTTCAAGATTGCATCAAATCTCTTTTCAGATACACCGACTTCTTTGAGCAGCTCCTTGTAAGCCTTGGCCTTGTTAGCCTTAACCTCTTTACCCTCGACATCTGCCTTATACTGCTTAAAATCTTCCTTAACCTTGTCAAGTTCAGCCTTATAGACTTCTGTCTTGTCGTTCTTGACCTGCTCCTTGAGCTTGTTACACTCTTCTGTGAGTGCTGGTAACTTTTCAGCATCGGCTTTGTACTTGTCTCTCTGTTCCTTGAGAGCATCCACTGTCTCTGAATGTGCTGTGATGATTTCATCAATCTTGTCTGCCTCAATTCCTAGGGCAGTTAAAAACTTTCTTGTAAGTGACATAGTTTAAATCTCCTTTTCTTTGGTGGCAGTGCTTTGCCATTTGATTTCCGCTACCTTGATTTTATCATATTTCTGTTAAAATTCAACATTATCTTTAAGATATGTTTGTGCTATTTCACGATAAACATCCACATGTGTGGCTATGCTATCCCTCAAATAATGAGCCTTGCCTACTTCGTGGTGTGCTTGGTCGTTAAATTCCACATAGGGAGCATATTCCATATTTGTTCCCACATGAAGTGTATCTTCATCGTGAGAATAGTCGATTGATAGTGCCAAATCACCAGTCTTAACTGGGCAATTATCACTAGCAAATCCCTGTGCTGCTTCACCCCACGCCTCTAGCATTTGTGCTATGGCTTGATTTGTGGCTTTTTCAACTTCTGCTTTATGTGATTTAAACTCAAATAGTGCCATTTAATCACCCCACTTTCTTCTCCTTCTTCTCCTTTGGTTCTCTTGCCCTTTTCCACTCCTCATAGCTCATCCCATTATCATCCAGGTAAGCACTCACTCGGCTATCTGTGAAAATGTTAGGGTTTACCCCTTGTGGCACCCCTATCATTCTGCAACGACAATTGTATATTTCACCACCTGCCCCATCTGGGTTGCCTGGTTCCATCAAACCATTGGAAAATGCCTCATCAAGTTCTACAATCTCTCTATCCATCATTCTGTGGCTGTGTCGGGTTCTACCATCAAGAGTAGCAATCCACATTTTTCTTGTCTTAACCCCCAATTTATCAGCTCTTTCGTAGGATTTAAGCCTACCCACATTTCTTGCGTAGGTGTTCATAGTCCTTGCGTTACGAATAGCAGCATTTTTAGTCATATCTGTTACACTCTCAAGGTTTTTAGCTACATCCTTAATGGGTTTACCTTGCAAAATACCCTGTGTAATCGCTGAATTAACTTTGCTTTTATTCCATCGTAGATCCTTTGGTATATCCAAATTCACTGGTAGCAAGTCTGGATCATTTTTTATGATATTTTCCACACTATCTCGGTTGTAAATCGTAAAATTGGTATCAATCCCACTGATTTTCTCAATCTCATAGGTTCCATGGTTAAAAGCATCAGTCATAACACCAATGTTATCTTCTCTGATCATTCTTGCTGCAATCTGATTGACGTTTGTATAATCTTTGGCCAGACTATCACGTAAAGCTGTCCATCGTTTACCTGTCAGCATTTTGTTTTGTCGCCACTTGATATAGTCATCATGTGACAATGTGGCTTTCTTTTTTTTGTCTTGCTCTTCAAATTTAGCAAAATACTTATCGCATTTTTTTGCTATATCAGAATAGGCTTGCCGATATTCTCTAGCAAGCCTTTTTTCTAGTTTTTTTAACTCTTGATCTTCTTTATTCATTCAACAGGTCCTCATTTCCACTCATCATCCTAGTCATTTCGTCAGCAGCCATCTGCTCTAGGATTGTTTCAGCCTGGTCTCCATCGCCTAACAATGTCAAAAGCTTCTTTGTCACATAGTCCTCTGGTAAATACTGGGCTGATTGCAATAACACTGCAATATCTTCTGCAACATTGACAATCTGACTTCTTGTAAACGTGGCTTTGTCATCTATTTCCGCTATTTCAAGCAATCTCTGGATAAACTGCTTAATCTCAAACTCATAATCATCGCATTTATCGTCCAGTGGCTCATAACTAGCCTTAATCTGTGTAGCAGTGTTAGCCCCACCTACTATACTTCGGATGTCTAGTGCCATTGCATCTTCATACATATCGGCTCTCAATCGGTCAAGCAATGCCTCACGGCTTGCATAAGGGGCTTCAATTGTATGTGGCTGTGCTTGTACCCCATCTTCTGTGGTGGCTGCGTGTACTGTCTTAATTCTTTCAATGAACTCTGTCAAATCCACATCATCCATACCACCTGCATTGTTCAATGTCCAGTAAATAAGTGATGCCTCGTCAACAGTATTAGCAAACCCACTCTTGATAAGGTCGTAGCAGTCAATCTGTTCTCTCAGACCTACCAGCTCTGATTGGTGGGAATCGTTGCCCCACAATGGAACAATAGGAAATCCAGGGTAATTCTCTCCATCCACTACCTCTTCACCATCAGCAGCACTATTTCTAACAATCTGCTTGTATGCTCTTTTCTCTTCGACTACTTCACCATTTTCTTCGCCATCGTCTCGCTTGCTCCACATGTATTCTGTGTAGCCGTCCTCTTCATAAAGTGTAGCCTTGAGTGGTTTATCATCATCTATCTGCCAAAACCTCACTCCAGCTCTTAATGATCCATTGTTTTCATCAAATAGTGGCACAAACTCGGTCACTTTGAACACTTCAAGATGGTCTAAATTCCAAAAACCGAAACTAATACCACCAATCAGGGCATACTTTCCAGCCTTTTGTAGCTGATTGTCAAAATTCTTTCCCACCTTGTTAGCAGTATCATCATTTTCCCAAGTAGCACCATTTCCCAGCAAATACTGATTCTCTTGTGTGACAAATCGGTTGAAAAACTTACTAGCCATCTTGTAATTGGCTGATATGTTATCTGGCACGGCTTTACCTGTAACTGTATAAAGCAACTTTTGGAAATTGACGATAGTCACATTTCTGTGCTTGTAATATTCCCAGGCAGTAACAGCCGTCTGGTATAAATCCTCTGACTTATGTCGATTGATTGCGTTCCTGACAAAAGCCATTCTCTCTGTTTCATTTTCGCCAACTTCTAATAAATCTTGATATGTTAATATAATAATCACTCCTTCCTAATTGAAAATCGGTGTATATTTACGCTTGACTTTTACAAGTCTCATAGTTTTTACAAAATACCTAGTAGCATCCATGCAATTATGCACAATTAAACCGTTACTAACTGCAAAATTATGATTATCCTCCACCTCCATATTGTAGACAGGCTCGGGATTAACTTTCTTGATTGATTTTATTCCAACGCATTTTATTTGAGCATTTTCGGGAACAGGTTTTTGCTTTTGAATATTTATTTGTTGTATTTTGTCCGATACTTCAAGATATTTTGCTAATATAAAGCCCCTTTGAGTCAAAATAGGATGTTCGCCTGTACAACGAATTATACGCCCATCCTCGGTTTCA